GTTGCACAGCATCATCAAGATTATTCCCATATCTCAAAACATTGTTAGGATACAGCAAGTTCAACCTTGTAGCAATTTCAGTTACAGCATCTCCAGTTATCATTTTGTCGCCTTCTTCTTTCCAAAGTTTATTTTCTTGAGATCATCAAGTAGTCTTTTAACATTCCTTTCAATAGATGGTTTCGCATAAGGTCTCGGTGGAATTGTAACACTCTTAACTAATAAAAATAACCAATCAATTTCTTTTGTTTTAGAATTTTTCTGACCAACTGCATTTTTAGACCAAACAGGTTTTTTAATATCCCTAACAGTTTTTCCTTTCCAAGCTCCTGCTGGAGTTAGTGATTTCCCAATTGGTATTGTTAAAAACTTACCTTTTTTCGGTTTTATAACTGCACCAAATTCTTGTGTAAAAGCATAAATCTCTTTTGTTGCCATAGTACCTACTATTTCACTTCCATTATCTTTTACATTAGTAGTCCAGTTTCTTGCAAGATGTCCTGTTCGTCTTCTTAAAGTAGTAGGGGAACCTGGTGCTGAAGTATTGGGACCGCTTAAATGGAGTGTTACCATATCACCTTTCGTATAAGCAAGCCACTTTGCAAGAGCATTAGCAATTAAAGGATGAATCTGATCTTTAGTCAGAAACTCAAAATTCTCATTTATGGTAAAAGATAAACTCATATTTGCATCTTCCTTTTATACTTGTCAAGTATAGCAGTGTCCTTTTTATCGAACGCATCTGTCATATATAACTGGATCGTTCCAAGTTGCATATTGACATTAGTTAGTCCGATGTCTTTCCTTCGCTTGAATGCTATTGCACTTTCTCGTATTGCTACAAACTTTAAATCATGAGGCAAGTTCGCACTAACACCAGAAAGAATATAACCCGCAGTATATTGAACTTTCATAATATCAATTCCTTGGTAACTCGAACCATAAATCAAATTCAATTTTCTGCTATCCCAAGTATAATCAGTATTTTCAACAAGAAGAGTTGATGTTCCAAATTCTCTATAATCATCAAGGTAAACTTTCGATACTGCTGTAATTGGATAACCTCTTAAATATACAAGATACTGGCCAAGATCAAGACTTCTATATTCTGTAATACTCCCAGTTTCAAGAGAATAACCAATATGGTTTTGAATTTCACCGCTAATGTAATCAATTAATGATCCAAGTAAAGTATCATAATCAGTGTTTATAATTTCAAGATATGCTTTCAATTCTGTAACCGTGCAAAGTTTCATCTCTCAATCCTCTCAAATTTACTACAGTGAATTTCATCATTACCCATTGAAGTATTTTTAACTTGCATGGTAGTTTTGATAACTTTAATACACTCAATTCCTTTCTCAATCTGCGTAAATTCCTGTTCTGTTAAAGTATAGACTCTACGAGACTGGTATAATTGACCATTCAAAGTTGTATCTTCAAGAAACCTAACTACATATTTATATTCCATCTTTTTCTCCATAAAATAGAGAAGAACCGAAGTCCTTCTCTATGAGGGATAAAGGAGTTCCTATGAATTAATTCTAACTAGTTGCTGTCTCTAATACTGCAAATGCACTAGCTTCACCGATGGCTATTGCTATTCTTTCTTTGAACTTCAATACTATTTCATCTGAAGTAAAGAGAACTGAATAATCTCTTGAGATTGTATAGTCTTGTCTGTCTCCCAAAAGTAAATGTTTTGGATTACCAAAGATTAGGAATTTGGTTGCAGCTCCAGAAGAAATTGAACCTGGCATTTGATCATGAACAGTGTAAGGATATCCCCAAACAGTGCCAGGGGTATTCAGTCCAGGAGGCATCCAAATATAATTAGAATTGTCATCTTTTAGTTTTCGGATTAAACCCAAAACATAAGGGGATAGTATAAACTGTGCACCGGGCAAATACTTCATATCTAAACCTGCTATCATATCTGAAAGATAATCAGCATTGATTTTCGCAAATGTAGTATCCCCAGAATCCATTGTTACTACTACTGTTGCTGTGTTCAATATACCATTGAAAGCATCTCCATCACCAGTTGATCCAACTAAACCAACTCGATCTTCTTCTTCTGAAATCCTCCAGCCTACTACATCAACAAGCCATTGTTCGATGTTAACATTGTTGTCATCCATCAATTCCTCTGTAATTGGAACTAATGCTTTAAGTTTTCTAGCTGTTAATGTTGCATAAGATAAAGCTGCTTTTGTGTAAGCAGAAGCAGTTCCTTCTGATTCCCAAGATACTGTAACTCCACTTGAAAGGGTTGGAACTCTCATTGAGTTTGATCCCATCTTTATTGTTGTTGCATTCTTTCTTACAAAACCATAGTTTCCAAGCGTTCCAATTATTTGATTGTAATATTCAGTCGGAACAGCATATCCACCATCCGCACCAGTACCTTCATTCTGACCTGAGGAAGCTTTCTTGGCATATTCAGGCACATATCCAGCCCGTAGTGATTTGCCAAGTATCCTATATTTCCAAGTATCCATTACGAATTTGGCAAAATCTGGAGTTTCAACTACTGCTGGTTGTTGCTTTGTTTCAATTAAAGTTTCTAAATATTTCAATTTATTCTCAACTTGATCAATTCTTGTATCCTTTTTTTGAATACCTGTTTTGATCTCGTCTATTGATTTTTTTAATTCGTCATCCATTTGTATATAATACCTCCGTTTCTATTCTAATAAACTTTTAAGAGTCGTAAGTGCATCTCTTATTTCTTGAGTTTCTAAATCTTTATGACTTTCTACTTCAACTTCAGGATTTGCAATGTCTTCTCTTGTGTTAGCATTTATAATTTCTTCAATTACTTTCATAGCCGTTCCAAGAGCATCATATATTTGTTTGAGTTTATCCAGATTTGCTCTTGAGATCATTGCACCTGCTTTGATAATCATATTTGAAATCTCATCAGTGACTTGTTTTTTATCTAACATATTATTATCCTCTTTTTCAATTGTTTTCAATTCAGGAACTTCTTGCCCAAATTTATCATAATAACCTTTCAATACATTATAAACTTTTGTCAGATCTGCTTCTGGAATATCAACTCCACCTCTTGCACCATTCAAAGCTGCTAATATCGCTGACAATGCTCTGAATACTGCTTTCGGCTCTCCATCAATCACATCAGCAAATCCAAGTTTATATGAAGTTAGATTATCCATTTTACTTTCATCATACCACATAAAGTATTTCTTATATTTGTCAAAGTCAATTGTGCCATCTTCTTTGGCACAATACTCTCTAATATTAGCAATTGCTCTTGTTGAATCCCATGCCGTTTCTACATCAGCAAGAGGTAAATCTTTACTTGGCTGAACTGCTTTCATGACAGCATTAGCATTGGCAGGGATAACTACTTGTGAAATTTCCAACAATTTAACTTTGTGATATACTCTCACAATTTTATTATTTTCTAATTGCATATTCTCGACAAATCCATTTTCATACAAGAAACCAACTGAAAATGCTGATTTCTTTTGTTTGGACAGAAACCAAGCCCAATTCGCATCTTCATTGCCTTCTCCTGCATAATAATAAATTTTCGCATATAATTTATTACCGTCGATCCAAATTTCTTTAATTTCACCAATTTGTTTCTTGATCGAGTCATATTCATGATTCACAATGAGAATTGGATGTTGCATGAACTCGGTAAAATCCCAAGCGGATATGTCAATCTTCTCGTTCATCCGATCTATAGTATCATCACTAATTGCTACTTCAATAGTTTTATCTTGTTCTATGATACTTTTATATTCAAGATTTTCAATTGTCTTTTTCACAAACATATATAGAAGCCTCCTATTCGTTTATATCTTCTTGCCGTATCGCTACGGCTACACATCTACAATTTGCAATTTCAGCAATAGGACCATTCAAATCTGAAGGATATAGTAACCCATTACTAAATTTATCTCCAACTTTAACTACTTCTCCATCAAGTATGACATGATCTGCCTCATCTTCAGGATCGTTCCCCCGGACAAATTCATCATGAGAGGTCACCCATTGATGGTATTCTATTCCGATTTCCTCTTTACTTGCATAATCAGCAAAACCATAAAGTTGTCCAATTTCTGTTCTCGCAATTGTTGGCATATGATCAGAATACCCTTGATATGCCTCTCGCATTCTTGTTACTAATTGTCCATAAGTTTCTTTGTTTTTGAGACTTTCTTCGATTTCATTATAAAA